CCAAAGCTAATAGCCCCTGAGAGTCTGTAATAGATCCTGAACCAGCCGTTAGTGTTCCTGCTCCAACAGCGCCTACAACATTAACATTAGTAGTCCCAGTAGGAATCTTTAGAACATCAGCGTCAGCGTCATTCTTAATAGTAACATCGTTAGTAGAGCCTTGACCAGTTAGGATTAAGCCTTCTGCGGCTGTGTAGCCCATTGCAGCGTTGTCGCCTGCAGAGGTGTCCCCATCAGCCTCAATAGTAGATCCTGAAATAACCCCTGTAGCATCTACAGTAGTAAATAAGGCTGTAGAAGCCGAACTAGCTCCTATAGCTGTGCCGTCTATATTACCTGCGTTAATGTCTACAGCGGGGATTGTAGCAGTGCCTGTAAAGGTTGGCGAAGCTGTGTTAGCTTTAGAGTTTACTGCAGTTTCAATGTTAGAGAATTCGGTATTAAGCTCTGTACCACTTACAACTTTAGAAGCGTTCCCAGACGGGAGAGAGTCTTTAGCGGCAAAGTCTACCGTTTTAGAATATGAGGACATATTACACCTGAAGAGAGGAAAGGGGTTTTTATTGATACCTACATTAAATAAGCATGAATAAAAAGGCTAGGGAGCCTGTGAAGACTCCCTAGCTCTTAGGTCTTACGTATTTACAGCGAGAACGAAGCCGCTTTCAGGGCGAACATTCTTAACACCGTAGATGGTATCAGCGGTGAACAGGTCACCTAACCATTCTTGCTTGTACTGAGTTTGCGATCTAATGCCGCTTTGCTCTACAAGTACACTGGTATCTTTATGTTGGAAGATAGAACCACGAACAGCACCGCCAGCTGAGTTATCAGAAGCAGTTTCGATTATAGGCACATTAGACGATACATAGATGTCTACACCGTACAAGTTACCGATTAGCCCGTTAGAGACAGGTTGTCCAGATACGAAGTCGGAGCTTACATATCGGTCAATGCCCATTAGGGTTTGTCGTACTGAAGGTGGGATAGTCCATGATCGATTATCCATAGGAACGTCTTGGTCGTCCATTAGCTTAATCAAGCCTCTGAAAGCTGCGTCGGTTACAACGTCTGCAGCAACAACAGTGTCAATAGCGTAAGCTGAGAGACCGTTAGAAGCGTCAACGAAGTAGCTGTTAGAGTGAACCCAATCAGCTCCGTTGCTGTCTCCAAAGTCTAGCCCTAGCTGGAACAAGTCGCTATCAACTTGCTTACCTAAAGCATAGCCTGCGTCGCTAGTGTAGAACTGACGCATAGATGAAAGAGCTTGAATATCAGCAAGGTCTTCAATCAATTTAGAGTATTCATAGTGCTTGTCTACAAGAACTGTAGTAGTTGCTTCGGCATTTCCTTGTACAGTTACAGCACCGTTCTGTGTCTTAGCGTGAGCATCGCCACGAGTAGGAGTAGGGATATAAATTGTATCGCCTTTCTTTCCTACCATAGACATTTTCTTAACAAGGTTAGCTTGTACAAGATTGCTCTTATAGGCTGCTATAATCTCATCACTCCAGATCTCTGGAATAAAGCTGGCGGCTTCTGTAGTGCCTGTAAAGCCACCTGTTGCGGGATAAGTTGAATCAGTCATTTTAAAACTCCAATATAGTTAGTTATCGAACCCTCCCATCTGAGTAGGCCTGCATAAGTTCTGGTTGCAAGGCTTCGTATCTGTCTGGGTCGGTTTGCATTAGTTTAATAATGTCAGCTCTTCGATAGACTTTCTTATTTGATTGTTCCGCACTACCATTAGCACTCCCTGTGGAGGCTTGGTTGACAGTTTTCTTACGGCTTGCAGTTTCACTTCGGACTGTTTGTTTAACTAGGTTCTGACGTTCTTTCCAACTAGTGAATATCTCGTCAGCAATTTCGTAGTCCATTGCTATGTCTGCTTGGCGAAGCATCTCCTGTCTCACTTTAGATCCCTTAACCCACTCTTGAAACTTAGTGTCTGTTAAGATATCTGCCATGTCGGGGTGGCGTGTTTGAAGTTGAGCGATAGCTGTTTGCTTTTTAAAGCTCTGTGCAGCATTACGCGCTTCTACTACGTCTGGATGATTCTGTACCGCTTGGTTAACTGCGTCTTTGGGATTCTCAAAGAAGTCAATTTCTTTAGCTGGTTCCTGCGCTTGTGTTGGTGACTTGCTCTGGAGAATAAAATCATCTACAACTCTACGAAGCTCGCCAACCTCACCAGACTGCTTACCAATTAGCTTTTCAGCTTCCTGGTGCATTCTAACGATTTCTGCTTGACTCTTTCCTTGATACTTCTCAGGAAGTTCGTCAACCTGTGCTTCTTGGGTCTCTAGAGATTTAGCAGTTTCCTGCGTCTCTTTAGACAGGTCTGTGATGTTTTCATTTGTCTCTATTACTGGCTCGTCAATTAATGTTGCCATTATTAAACTCCGTACTTATCGTATTGTGGAGGAATTTTAAAAGGACGGATTTGCTTATTAGCTTTCTCCGCTATCCTTACGCTCTTGCTTGATTTGCTCCTGTCTATTCTTTGCCCACTTCATGGTAGCGCCTGGAAAGTCACCAGAGATGGGGTCTAGATAGGTTCTTACTGCCGGTATCAAACGTACCGCTTCTAATCCGCAGATAGGACAATCAACCGCCTTACAAAGAGATTCTCTGTAAAGCTCGCTAACGTGTCCATTCGCGCATTTAAAGTCATTAAGTATTCTCATTGTCAGTTTCTAATTCGTCTGCAATGATTCCGTCATAGGTAGTAGTCGTTATCTCTTTAAGGTTAACTACTTGAGCTATAACGTTAAGCTGCCCTTTCTTGAAGAGAAGGTCTTTCTCGTCTTTAACAAGCTCTGCTACGTTTATATTGTTTCCACTGTCTGTAAAGTCTCTCACGAGCTGTTGCCAGCCTTCTGTGTTAAACATCTCAAACAAGTTGTTAAAAACTACTTCTTCTTCTTTCGTCATTTCTGTTTCTCCAATTGGACAGATTTAATTTTAATAAGATCTTGATTTTGGCTTAGGCTTGCTCTTGGTTCTTGGTTTCTTAGCAGCTGTTTTAGCTTTAGCTTTTCCAGCTGTTGTGTATGCGTATTTTTTACCCTTGACGTTTGGCATAATTAGCTCCCTTTCTTCCACTTAGTTGAAGGTGACATAGTTTTAGAAGGTGCCCATTTAGTTTTTGCTGACCAGTAAGCACCAGACATTTTACCTTTCGCTATATTCTTAGCGTGACGACTCTCAAACGCTTTTCGTTGACCTACCGTCTGGTTAGTCTTTACACCAGGTTGCCCAAATCGAATGGTCTTAACCTTGTCACCTTCTTTAGCTACGACAACGTGAGACTTTGTAGGATGAGAAGGAGTCCGTTTTGGTTTGTTATAACCACTGACGCCTGCTTTAGCTAGTCTTGAGTCTTTTGCTTTAGCCATTACTTTTTCTTTTTAGCTTTCTTCTGAGCGTTAGCTGATAGTTCGTTTAAGTGGAACAGCTTTACGCTTGTTTTAGTGTGAGACTTGTTTGTGTGTACAGTGCCGTCAGACATCTTATGACTGTTGCCTGTATACGCAGTGCCGTCTCTTTTATAGTGTTTAACGCCTTTCATACGCCTTTTATTATTCTTTCTAGTTATATACCTAGTATAACACACTAGGCAGGGGAAGTCAAGCCTTTTCTTTGTTTATTTCTACTTACGCTCTCCAGAGGCCACTTTACGCTCTTCTAGCATCAGCTTACCAATAGCAGCACGCTCTTTAAATTCCTTGTTAGAGGCTCCATCAATGTCTGAAGTTGCAATCTTAATAGCTGATTGTTGTAGTTCTACAGGTATTGCAGCAGCTTCTGTTCGATACTTATCAGCTCTTGCTTCGCTCTCTGCAGCGGTGGCGTTGAGTGCGGCAGTCTGGCTAGTTTGGAAAGCTAATGCAGCTTGCTGTTGAGCCGCCATAGCTTCTTGCTGCTCTGGAGACGTTTGAGAGGCTTGGTCTATAATGCTTATTAACTCTTCTTCAGAATATTTTTTAAAATCGGCGTTCAAAGAAACCAATTCTTTTT